TAACTATATCTATAAACGAATAAAAGCGCACTTTCTTACTATATATAATATCATATTAATCAATAATTAATAACTTTCTTAATTAATGCGCAAATTAATTAAGCAATATCTTAATTAAAATATTTTAATTAAGATATTGCTTAATTAATTTGCGCATTAATTAAGAAAGTTATTAATTATTGATTAATATGATATTATATATAGTAAGAAAGTGCGCTTTTATTCTATAAAATTATTTTGTGATATATTTAAATATCATAAAATTATTTTGTCGTTATTTTTTTATCCGTAAATGATTACGAGTATATATTATTGCAGTTAAAGAAATTGCAGTGATTACAATTAGATACATAATTATACTATTGGTGATTCTTCTTTAGATTCTACAACAACTGGAGGATAAAATTTAACTTTTCCTTTTGATTTAGCTTTTGCTGCAGTAGGTGTTTCAGGAACAGGAATGCTCTCTGATAGTAAATCAATAGGAATTTCAATAGATGCTTTAGGGTCTACTATTGCTTTCTTTCTTGGTGCTCTTGGTTTCTTTACCTTTGCACTTGGTGTTTCAACTGGGACATCTGGTATGCTTTCAATACCAGCATCAAGAGGAGATTCAATAACAGATTCAAGCATCGGAGCTACTGGCTCTTCGTCCATTGGTCCTGTATAAGCACTATTCATATCAATTAGGAGTTGTTCTGCATCTGGGATTGATGCTGGAACAGATGATTTCTTTCGTTGATAATACTCTTTAGCTTTCTCACGCTTATAAGCAAGAAACTCAGGGTCGGCTTCTTTTCTGGCTTCATAATAAGCTTTTCTTTGTTCATTAACTTTATCTTTGTTATTGGCTCTATACTTTTGAGTTGCTCTTTTTTGAGCAGGAGTATAAGAAGAATAACGAACACTGGAATTATGTATCGCGGGAACATCAGATGACATTTATATTTATATATATAATGATATTCTTAAACCTTTATATATATAATTTAGTATTTATAATTGTTTCATACTTACTGGAAGTTTAAACATATCTACACCTCCTTTCTCATCTTCATTACTTATCTTTTCTACATCAATAACATTTCTTAAAGCTGGGTCAGCGCTTCTAAAGAAATGTTTTAATATATATTCATTCTTCTTAAAATCAATAGACTTATTTAAATCTTCAAACATATCCATAAACGTTCCTACATCTTCAAATAAATCTTTGGTTCTATATTGAGAAGCATTAATCCAATGTCCAAGAGCAAGACAATAGAACCCACAGGCATTATTCATTAGTGATTGAATATCTGCTGTTGTATGAGGTAGTCCATTTTTACCCGTTGTTTGTTTAACTACTGCTTTAACGTGTTCTGGTGGAGGAGCTCCGTATGGATCAAAATAAATTGATTCTGTATTACCATTAGGATATTTATTACATTGAACAAAACACCAATGAGTGCCATCATTTGGATTACCTTCTTTATCTACAGAATCTTCAAGATTGATAATATATGCTTCATTGTAGTGAAGAGGAGCCTCAAGCTCGTCCTTAAAACAACAGTCGGCAAGTTTAAACTGCATTTTTGTAGCCAGGTCTTTAATTTGTGCATCAGTAAGTGACATTTATATATTATATATAATATATATCGTTTTAAGTATTATATATATGTTAATAATATATTGTATCAAAACTCACAATGAATATATATTATTAAAAGTTTCTAAAAGTCGGAGATTTTATATTTATATATATTTATTACGAGTTTTAGAAACTTTTATGGACCAAGACCGGAACCGTGGCCACCTGCATACAATCCACTACCCATTTTAGCTTTTCTAATAGCTTTATTTTTTTTATGTCTTGCTTCAGGTTTAGAATCTGGATTCTTCATTGATTGTCTTATAAAATCTACATCTTCTGCTTTAGAAGTATATGACGGAGGCATTGTAACAGATTCTGGAAAGTCTCCTTCGAACCAATTATTATGTGGATTTCTTGTAGTATATCCTAATTGTTGTTTTAAATTATATGTATGAGAAACTAATCCTCCTCCGTGTATATCTTTAATTGTTTGAAATTGAGGAGGTAGAAAGTGATTCATTTGGAAGTTCTCGCCATATGGCTGAGATTCATATGCAGGAGGCATAACTTGTGAATGATGATGTATAGTTATACCTCTACCCATAACCGATCTATCTAATCGATGATGATGAAAACCAGAACCCATAGCGACTGATGAAGTTCTATCTCTACCAGTTGTAGGATATTTAGCTTTAACACTATCTTCAATCATTTTAGCACTTGCTTGGTCATCAACTGCTTTGCCTAATCCAGCTTTGCCCATATAGTCAAAATTAGTTCCTAATTGGTTATTCATTTTTTCATAGTGTTTAATTTGTTCTGCTTGTTGTCCTAAGTCATTAGCTTTATGAGGATGAGTAGCTCCTGACTTACCGTGATATTTATTAGGATTATCAATATAGTCCATAGCATAATTCTCAGCTGTTGCTCCGATTGCTCCAGCTACAGGAATTCCCAAAGGACCTAAAACAGGTGTAAGAGTTGCGGCACCAGCTGCCGTTGCAGCACCTATCACCGCAGTCACTCCTGCTTTTGCTACTGGTTTAAATGTTTCTGCAATTTTATAAACTGCTTTTTTTCTTCCTGCTTTCTTATCAAGCCATTTATCGAAATCTTTACCAAGAATACCTTGACCACGTAATAATGGATTTCTATGAGTCATATCAGTAGGACCAACTCCTACATTAACATTAGTATCTAATGGTATAGGATTTCCTGTACTATCAAACTGTTGTAATCTTTGAATACCAGATGGCATATTCATAGCTCCTAATTCTTCAGCTGTTAAACCTATATCAACACCTTTATCTCTATTAAATGCCCTTGCTACAATATTATAAGTAGTAGGATGAACTGTTAAGTTAAATCCTGTGCCTCTCTTTACTCTTACTTTCTCTCCTCTATACAATTTTAAAAGTTGTTTCGGTGTAGGATGTTCAATGTCTATTGATTGCATAATATATTAAATGAATAACTTATATTCGTTTAAATATTAATAAATAATTAATGCTCTATAACTTAAGTAGTAGATTATTAAATAGATGTTATTTTAAAAAGCTTTAAACGCGGCTCCCAGTTAATGCGTCAATCGATATATCAACTCCATACTCAATGAAACAATATAAATCAATAGATTTAGATGATAAATTTTGACCAAGAATTTGTACTGATTTAGGAACAGATTGTTCAACCGGTAACATTCGCTCTACATTAACATAATAATAACAGTATAGTAAATCGAAAGCGTTTCTATCAATCAATCCAGAAGTGAGACCATCAGTTAAGCCTCCATTAACTGCATTTTGTCCATAAAGCTGGTTATTCCATTGTTCGAAATTGTATTTCTCCATATTGTAAATGGCATTTTGTCCAGAGATTTGGATATTAAAATTTGTAAGCCAACAGCAAGGAGAAGTGGTTCCACATCCTGCAGTATCAAAAGGAGATTGCCAAACAGGAGAACCTTGAAGGAATCCAGTATTACTATTAAGATTGACTCCAGCTTGAACTTGTGCAACACCAGCAGAAGGACTATAAAATGGAAGGAGTAAAACAGATTTAATATTAGCGATACCGTTAGTAAGAAGATTGTTAAACATAGAATTAGAACCAGTGTTTAGAACTTGGTATTGATATACATCAGTGTATTTAATTTGTTTAACTGGTGAAGATAGATAAGCTTGTTCGAATACTGGATTGAACGTATAAGCAGGAATATATAAATAAACAGATCTCGATAAAACACCTTGTTGAATTCCTACAGTTGTAGCTAACACTGGATCTAAACAGATAGCACCAACTGACAAGTTAGCTCTCCAAGAAATAGTTGATACTGTTCCTGCAGGTTGAGCACTTGTTCCAGTTGGGAATAGAGCATCGCCGCCTCCAAGAGCACTAATTGCAACTACGCCTAAAGCTGGACCGTCAGGATCATAAACTGATTGATCGATATCTCCTGATGCAAACAAAAACGGAACAATGCCTCCTAAAGCATTAGATGAAGATGTGCATTTTAATCTTGAAGGATACATAGCCGTTGTACCAACTTGAACCGTTGCATCACAATCAATAGAAGAAGTAGAGTTATTCAAGTTAATAGTCATTTTCATAAATACACCTTTTAAAAGAGGGCACATATTGAAAAATGAATGAACGTGCTTAAGATAAATAGTAGCAACAATAGCACATTGCCATACACCTGCAGAAACTCCAGCAACATAACTGATTTTATTTTGAATATATGATTTCCAAGCAAGACGACAAGCACCAGCTGCACCTCCTGCAAGCAGAGAGTTATATGTTGCTCCGACAGTGTTTAACGGATTTGCTCCTGTATTAGCTTCGCCATCAAAATTAATACTCTGTTGTCTTTCAAGAAATCCTCTATTACCTCTTCCTGATCTATAGTTATTTAGTTGTCCTGCAACAATAACTTCATTAACTAAATTTGAGTTATTACAAGTTCCTTGACCACAAGCCATACCAATCAAAGCACCAGCTGTAGGATTAGAAAATACAAAAGAGCTCGCATCATCTGGATAAAATCCAATTGTTGCGCCTTGAGTGCGTACATCACCCATAGATAGACTGGTCATTAATTTAAATGAATTCCACATCTGTATGTACGGTGTTTGCTGGATAATAGTGGTACCATTATAATCCAAAGTAAATGAATGGATAATTTGACCGAACCAATTTTTAAGACCAATTGCATAATCAAGAGATCCAATAGGTGCGGCAACTGCTGCAATAGATGTAGCCTGAGCAGATCCTACACCGTTTACTACACCGGTTGTGGCAATAGATAGCAAGAACGGCATAGAAAAATAAGCTTCTCTATAACTCATATATTTATTACTATTAGAAAGTTGTGAAGTATCAATAACAGATTGATTGTTATTATAATTTTGATTTTGATTATCTAAGATGTTAATCCAATCTTTACGAACGAATACGTTAGGGGTGCCCTCTACCTCTTGTGCCAAGTCAAAAACTAATTTATCAGACATTATATTATATAACTAAGATATAATATATATGTTTTTAAGTATGATTAATATGGTTTAATTTTTACATCGACATTTGGATTTTTCTAACTTTAGGTTTAGTAGTTGAAGGCTGTTCAACTGTAAGTTTTTGTAATTTTTCTCTCATTCTATCCATACCAGTTCCTAAACCTTGTCCTTTAGCTTTTCCTCTTGAATAAGGATTAATGCCAGTTTGTGAGACGTAATCATCTATATCTTGATATGATGATGCTGCACCAGCACCACCACGTCTGAGTAAAATAGACCCCATACCACATCCGATACCTTTACCTCTCATAACACGTGTATGAGCACTCATTTGAGCATTTGAAAATGGAAGTTGTGCAATTCTTGTTAGATTATGTACCATTATTATATAATAGACATATAATAATTATATATTTAAGTTAGAAACCATCAAGTTTAATTTTCTCTTTAACATTAAGATTCCGATATTTCAAAATGCTCTTTAATATATTATCTATGCAAGCTATCTTTGCAGTTAGAAACTTTTCGTGAGTCATTTCTTTATCATTTTTCATATCCATCATAAGAATATTTCTTTGTGCTGTCCAGTCATCAAACATTCTATTAATATATCCATCATCTATTGAACAATTCATTTATGAATATATATAATTATTTATGTTTATATTACTTAGCAGATAACATAGCTTCATCTTTATCTCTAATAGCCAATAGAATAGTCATATTAGGATCTTGGATAATAAGAGGCTGTAGATTGTTTCCTAATAGAGTTAAAATAATTTGAGAGTATGTACCATCTACAAGTTTAACCCATAAGAAATTTGGAGGAACTTCTGTAATTTGTTCTCCTACGAGCACCGATGGATTGATTGAATATATGATACTGGAAGGTTGAGAATATGGAGAATTGATATTTGAAAGAGAAAATAAAATATTATTATTTGGTTGTACTTGCGGAGCAACAGTGGACAGATAACTAATTGTTCCTGAAGAATTGATAGCAGATTTAGGACCAGGAACAAACGGTGTAGCAATAGAATTAGGAGAACTTGCAAACCCAGCAGCATAACCAACAATAATATTAAAATTAGCAGGGAACGTAATAATAGGATTACATTCAACAGTAGGATATCCTAAACCATCACCAAATCCTACAGGAGTAGTTCCTATACCAATGGGGATCGGATTTCCTGTCCAGTAATTTTTATATGTATTTAGTTGAACAGCATAACGAGTAGCATTAATAAGAAGTTCTACCATATAGATATTACTACCATTAACACCTTGATAATAAAACCCTTTAGAAATCATCCAGTATTGAAGATAGTGATTTAAATCTGAAATTTCATATAGACCATCCGGGATAACAATGGTATATATAGTAGCTGGATTAGAACTATCCCATTGAAATGTAATTATATTATTCCCTTGTGCAGCAGTTATGTTAAACCAACTATAGAACATACTGATAGAAGAAACAGCAATATATTTATCTGTAAGCTTTATCGAGTTTGGGAATTTATAAACAAGTTTATTATTGAACCCGTCGTTAACGATGTTATTCTGATTAAGAACTAAGACGAACATTATATTATATAATTAGTATAATATATATGTTTTTAAATATTAAATAAGATTTATTTTTGTAAAGTACTCATATATTGAGGAAGCATAATTTTATTATGTTTATCCATTGTAGTTCTTATACCCTTCCCATTGACCGAACCATCTACAGTAAATGAAGGAGACATTAATTTATGTTTATCCATAGTAAATCTATGAGGTGTTCTAAACCCTGTGTCAATGCCGTGAAGAGGGTGAGTTATTCCGTGTCCGTGAATATGACCCAGACTAACTGGAACTTGAGAAGCTCCAAAAAAGAAAGAGGGTTGATGACTTGCAGATTCCATCTGTGGAAATATGTGATGTGGGTGTTCTACTTTGGGATGATATCCGTATATTCCTGAAGTGCTCATTATTATATAATTATAATATAATAATATGCATTTAAATAGTTAAATGTCTAATGACCGAGTTCTAATAAATCTGTTAATATTTCATTTACTTCTTTCTTAGGAAGAACACCTTGTCTTGATAGTTTAGACATATGTATTTTAAATCTTTTAATTAAATCTTTATTGTCATTCCCACTTAGTATCTCGCCTTTCATAACTTCGTATTCGTGAATGTCTTGTTCTTTCTGGTCTTTGGATGGAGTAGGGATACTTAGTTTATCTGCTATCTCTGCTTTCTTAGATACGTTATATAAATAATTCTTTTCATCATCATTAAGTTTAGATAACTCATTATATGATGGAATGCCTCCTCCGATAATCTTTTTAAATATTGAAGATAAATGAGGTGATACGCGCTGGGACGGATGACTTGTTATATTAGTTCCAGAAGGTGTTTTAATAGCGAATATATCATCATTGAGTTTATGAGTATTAACGAGATATTTTCCAAATTTAACAAATCGTCTATCTGGTTCTATACCACGTGAAGTATCTATTTTATCTTTGAATGGACGAGCAATACCAGAACCTTTAGGACGTCCTCTGCCTCGTCTTAATCCTCTTCCTTCTGCGTCAAAATTAGTAGCTGCTTCGGTTATATCGTCCATTTCTTGTTGAGTTAAATCTCTTCTTGTTCTTAATATTTGCATTAAATAATCGGACGGTTTCTCGTCTGTTCCTCTTGTATGATGTTCTGCAAGTTTAGCCCAGCTAAAATCTCTTAAATCAGAAATATGAGATTCTGGTTCTTTAGCCTTTGCGTTAGATTTCTTTTTTGCTTGAAATGCTTTTAATATAGCTTCTCCATCATCTTGTTGTCTTTGACGTTGTGCTGCGGTTTGCGATTGACGTTGTGCTGCGGTTTGCGATTGACGTTCATCCCTTCTTGCTATTTGATCTTGTTGAAACTGTCTTAATTTTCGACTTGCATCTGCTCTTTGAGATGCACTAAGTTGAGATTGACGTGGAGCATCTGCATATCCTAAATCTTCAATATCATCATCAGATTCAGAAGCAACCGCAGGTTGAATTATCACAGGTGCTTGAGCACCTCCAATAGATGGCATAAGACCTGGAGATTGTGCAGGAGGGCCTCTTAATGCGTCATATCTTGCTTGTAATGCTGGATCTATTGAATAGTCCGGTGCTCTTGGAGGAGCAACTGAGCCTTGTCTTAATGCGTCATATCTTGCTTGTAATGCTGGATCAATTGAGAAGTCGCCAACTGGAGGAACAACTGGACGAATAGGAGGAGCCACTGGACCTGTTGCGCGATTATATACATATCCTGACGCTAAATTTTGGGCTAAATCTGTATCAATCGCGGCGTCAATATTACTTCTTGCTTGTAATGCTTGTCTATCTTTATTTTTTTTATAATCTTGATATTCCTTCCATAATCTGGCTTCTTCATCTGTAATATGTGTAGAATCATCACTTGGAGGCATTGATGGTCCTCGTCTTATTGCTGCAGCGCGTCTTAATAAATCCGCATTTCTTCTTCTATCTTCATCACTAACTATAACAGGCGGTCTATCTGGAACATCGGGAAAATAAATAGGATCGTCTAATGATCTAATACGTGCTAACAAATCACCATCGTCGTCGTCGTCGTCATCTCCTCCATCTCTTCTGGGTCTTCTACCTATTAAATCTAATAATTGTTGCATTTCATAAGATATTCTCATTAATTCATTTACATCAAATAAACTTAAAATATTTCTTAATAATTGTATTGTCAATAAATCATCGTTATTAATCGTCGATTGTTGTAATTGGTCAAATAAAGCATATATCATACTTAAAGAAGGAAGATTAGATAATTGAATATTTATTTCATCATAAAGTAATAATGGATTGGATCTTTCATTAGCTCTATCAGATGCATCAAACGCCATAGGCGTGGCATTCATTAATTCATTTCTATATGCTATAAATTCTTCACTTGTAATCGTAAATCGTATTATATATTGGAATGCTTGATTAATATCAGTAATCAACCTATTAATAATTTGACCATTTCCAGCATTGCCTCTTAATCCATATTTAGATATTATTCTTGCACCTATTGTTTTAAATTCATCTTTCATAGTGTTTAAATCTGTAGGATTGAGTTTAGAAGCTCTTGACACTGGACGATTGAACACACTTTTAATAGTTCCTGACATTTCTTTAGTGTCGTTATATGATTTCTCAATAAAATTAACAAATCTTTGAACATCTTGTTTATTACCAGCAATACCGATAACATATTTCTTTTTTAATTGATTTACTATTTCTTTGACATTCTGTGCAAAGTATAAAAAGAAACTACCTGAAGCATTAAGAGGTGATGTCTCTACAGTTTGAATAATATATTGAGCACTTTGAGCATCTACTAATTCTTTTAACTCTTTAACAATATTAGCTTTTAGTCCAACTGCATCGCCGAGCTTCTCTGTTGTGGTTCTCGTATCTGACATAGATGATTGAGGAGGTAGTTGTCCCGAAGCTTTATAAACTTGGTTTGCTTTGAGATTCATTTCGTTTATTGATGATTGTAAATTTAACGTATCTATATAATCTTGACGGAAATTCTCCGCATCTGTTACTCGTCTGTTTGGTTGTCCTGACATTTATATAATAATTAAAATATAATTATTGTATAAATAGTTTTAATTTAATTTATTTTTATTAGATAGAATAAGTAGGAAATTGAGAATAATCACTTTTATCCGTAAAAATCTTATCTGTACAAGTTTCATTAAATAGTTTAGTCATTTCATCTTCTGGTAGGTCAAGTAGTTGTTGCATATGATCTTTAAGAATTTCTTTATCATTACGAGAGAAGAATGAAGGATTGCATAAAGGATAGCATCCCATTTTAGAAAGTGCTACAACTTTAACTTTAGTTATAATTTCTCTTTTCTTGTTTATAATAATTTGCTCTTCTGTCTTCTCTTTTTCAATTAGGACTTCTGGTTTAATAGTATTTTTAAGTAATTCTGTTTCATATTCATTTGGAGATTTATATTCAATATCATCTCTCCATTTGATATCAGACTTATAAAGATAGTCACTATTTTGTACAACTTGTGGTCCTTCTTGTTGGATTCGCTCGAGTAATGTTTGCATTTTATATTTTATTATATATATAATTGTTTAAGTAGCTTTTATAGCTCGCTTGCTATTTAGTGAAGGGCACAAATTGTCTATATATTCTTGTTCCTTTCTAAGGATAAGCTCTTTAGTTTCTAATTCACCGTCTTCAATGATAACCATTTCGAAATTATCCCATCCTCCATTAGACCTAATAAATAAATATAATTTACACCAATATTTTTTTGACCTTTTATTTTTATGAGCTTTCTTATGTGACGACTTCCTTGAAGTAAATTTATTAGAAGAACCAATATAAAATTCTTCAGGTATAGTTAAACAATTTATTCTATAGATTACGTATTTCATTTATGTGTTGTATATTACTTAAAGGCTTAAATCACTATTATTATATAAATGGAACAACCAATCGAAATAGTTATTTACTCATCATATACTGAAGCTAAAAAACGAGGTATTAAAAAATGGAGAGACGCAAATATTGATTATGTAAGATTAAAGGATAGAGAACGAGCCGCTAAAAGAGAATTAACAAAAATACATACTGAAGAAACCAAAGCAAAGCGTAAAGAAACGAATAGATTATATTATTTATCTAAAAAACTTTCTAAAACTCACAATGAAGATATATTAATAATATCTTAAAGTTTCTAAAACTCGGAGGATTTATATTAATATATATTTATTACGAGTTTTAGAAACTTTTTATTTTCTAAAATTATATTTATAAGAGACTTAAAGACTTATAAATATAATATAGTATTACAGAAATGGACAGTCTTTTAAAGATTCAAATCATCAAAAACTCTAAAATGCCATCTAATAAATGGTCAAATCCTCAAAATCATAGACAAACAGTTGATATGACTATGTTTAATAGCGCAGTTTTAACAGGTAAAATTAATAATATAGTCGTTTTAGATATTGATTTTAAAGATAACGGAGTTTTAGAATTCCAAAAATATATATCATCTTACGGTGAGCCTAATACTTTAACACAGAAGAGTCCTAACGATGGAAAACACTATTTCTTTACATATACTCATTCAAATAAATCATTAGAGTATCTTATTCAAAACTTTTTAACTAATAAAAGTAAATATAGAAATGTCGGTATTGATATTAGAAGCAATGGTGGATATGTTTTAAATGCGCCTTCTAAAATTAATAATAAAAATTATGAAATAATCAACAATGTATCTATATCAGAAATGCCTGAAAAATTAGTATATTGGTTATTAGAAACAGATAAACTACCAAATGCAAGACCATCAAGTGAAAAGATAATAAGTGTTAAGACGCGATTAAATGTATCAAAACTTATTTATGATGTAAGTGAAGTGCAATATACTAAAATTCTTAAAGGATTAGATGCAAGTTATCTTAATGAAGTATCTAAATGGTTAATCATTACTAATATTTCTAAAAATCTCGATATGTATGATGTATGGGATAATTGGAGCAGAACAAGTACTAAATACGATGAATATAAAAATATTATCATCTGGGACTCGTCTAATGGTATAATCAATATTAACTATCTTATGACTGCACTTAATCTACCTCTTATCAAATCTCATAAACCTCTTCCTGAGTTGCATCTAAAAGCGAATAAAATAGTGAATGAAATGTACGTATCTAATTGTATATCGTATAATGAATTTAGAAATAATGATTCTGTTATTGTTAAAAGTTGCACTGGAACTGGTAAAACATCTGCAACTGCTAAATATTCAAAGATGTATTTAGATGAGAACCCAAGTTTAAAAATACTATCAATTACTAATCTAATCACATTAGGTCTTCAACACAAAGAATCATTTAATAAAGAAGGTATTTTTATGAATAATTATGATAGTGAAGATTTAGATATTACAACTGACCATATTTACTGTTGTATTAATAGTTTATACAAAATATTTAACCAAGTTAATGACTTTTCGAATTATATTGTATATATTGACGAAATAACCACATTCCTCGAATGCCTAACACATAACAACTTATTAGAAGCTAATTTAAAAAACACTTATAATCTACTAATTAGAATCATTAAAACTTGTAATAAAATTATCGTCTCAGATGCGACCATTAATGAAAATACTTTTACTTTTCTCCAGACGCAAAAGTCAAATAGAAGGGTGTTCATCATAAATGAGTTTCAAAAGTTTAAAGATGTAGAAGCAATTAGATACAAAGATGAAAATGACTTTTATAATAAGATTAAAGACGCTATTGCTAAAGATGAGTACTTTTTATTTGGTTCAGATTGGAATGGACGTATAACACATTTCTACAATATGTTATTGAGCGAGAATGAAGATAAGAAAGATAAGTTCTTATTAATTACATCTGATACTAATTTTAAAGTGGCTAATGCATCTGAACAGTTCAAAGATAAATTTGTTTTTTATTCACCTTCTATAACTACAGCAGTTGATTTTAGTATTGATGAAGCACAAGATGTATTTATATATTTGAGTGGTAAATCAATCCTTCCAAGTGGAACATTCCAACAAACAACAAGAACAAGAAATATCCATAAACTTCATTATTATGCAAGTGCAGTTAATAAGAAAGTTGAATATGATAATATGAATAGTCTTACCGAGTCATATACAACATTCGAAAAGACAAGTAATAATATTAATAATATTTGTGTTTCTATAACTACTGATGATGAAGAAGTTATTATTGAAAATACATTTTATAAACTATATATGCATAACGAATATTTAATGGATTGTTATGAAAGTGATAAGAATACTCACTTTGACAAGATATTGAAAGATAACGGATTTATTCTAAGTGTCGTTGGTGATGATGCTACATTAAATGCGGATATATTATTCGATATGATTGAAGTTACAAAAGACATTGAAGAATCATTATGTGATGAATATATTAAAAATACAAAAGATAAAAACCTTATCAAAAACAATAATGATGATAAGTTTGTATTATTAAAAGAAAGAATTGAAACATTACAACTACCTAATGACCATATTGAGACGTATAAAGATATTGTTATTAATTCAAGAGAGACGCAACAACACTTTAATATACTAAAGGTTTTAAAAAGTAAAGAATTCATACAACATAAAATTAATGAAATGAAAGATAATAGTTACGGAGTTAAAGTAATGAGTAGCGATTTAACTAAAATCAATTTATTAAATTCTATTATGGCTCCTCATAATATATTAACTATTTTTGATGCAAGTAATATTAACTTAGATATAGACGACAATAAATTTAAACTAATTAAAAAATTGTTCAAATCCACTAAATCAAAACCAACTAACGATAAAGAAGTTAAAGTTCTTGTAGCGTCAATGATACGTCATTTATCCGGTATTGTCATAAGTAATACATATGACTCATATGATAAAGTCAATAAAGTAAAAAAATACAGGTTTTCTATAGACGAAGACATATTAAAGAAACATTTAGAATTAGATAAATTTAGAAATAATAGATTGATAAATTATGATGATGCAATTTTAATACATTATAATTTACAAATAAAAGATGCTCCAATTGAAGACCATTATGATGAATTCTTGGATGTTGGAATTGAAAGAACATAAAATAAATATATCCCGAAAGTTTCTAAAAGTCGTAATAAATATATATAAATATAAATCCTCCGAGTTTTAGAAACTTTATGACTATATTAATATATCTTCATTGTGAGTTTTAGAAATTATTTCTTTCTCATTGCTCTAATACGAGCCATATGGTCCTTAGCTTCTTGACTACCTTTAGCGAATCCCATACCTCGTGGTTTTTTCATTCCAATCATAGGTCCATCGCTTGCGATGTTTTCATTAATAGGCATAACAGTTGCGCTCATATCTTTTCTAATTGCTTTTCCTATCATTTTTTTACCGGCGTACATAGCTCCACTAACTGCGAATCTATCAGCGTTACCTAAACCGGATGTAGATTCATTACCTTTATTACCCAGATATACATCTCCGCTATATTTATCTTTAGGTTTAATTATATCCATTATTCCTTGTCCGTGAGCATCTAAATATGCACCTCTTGCAAGTCCTCCTACTGGTCCTCCTTTCTCAGATAACATAATACCTCTATTAACCATCTTAGTAGCTGAAAATCCTCTTCCTTTAATACCTTTTTTGGATACTTTAACTTTAGACAATCCAGCAGTTTCTCTTTTGAGTCTGGCTAATTCAAGTTTTAAATGTTGTTTAGTTTGATGATCTTTCGTTCCACTTCTTAATTTATGTTCTTTTTGTAAAGCATCTATCTTTTGAACGTCTTGCAATGTTAATGAGTCATACATTCCAGAACCCATTAAATTACTATGAACATCTCTTAAGACTAAATCATCTGGCATAATAATTTTTCGTGGTCTTCCTCGTCCTCTAATTCCTGTTCCTCGTCTTCCTACACCTGCTTTTTTATCTATTTGTGCAGCTACCATATCTCCAGCTTTAGCACCCATAGCAGAACCAGCCATTCCACCTAATGGACCACCTAACATTTCACCAGCTACGCCACCTATTGCTCCTGTCACCGCCGGAACTCCATAATTAATAACATCTTTTTCGAGACCATTTTTATCAGTTATATAATGACCTGCTGCTTTACCTGCAGTTTCTAAACCACTTTCGACTTCTTTACTTACTCCAGTAGTAAATCCTTTTTTAAGTGTACTTCCTAAATCTTTAAAAGCTTTAGCGATATGAATCTTACCGCCGTGCATATGTTGGTGCTCTCGAACTGAATCTCTAATTTTTTTTAATTTAGTAATAATTCTTTGCTCGTGTTCAATTCCATAGCCTTCAACATCGCTATCACTTACATCACTTCCACTATATTGATTATATTTTTTATATTTTCTATATCCTGTTAATCCTTCACCTTCAACTTGTTCTTCTTCATCACTTTCACTTTCTGGCTCTTGTGCCCTTCCTCTCATTGCTCTTCTATGTAAACGTGCTCGTTCCATATCTTCTATTTTATTAATTCTATTAATTAATTCTTTATCTTTGTTTTCTTTGAAGTCTTTTAGATTACTTAATTTATGTTGTAATTCAATTTCTGCTAAACGTTTATTATTAACAGAAGTTTTATGAGAACTTTCATAATCAGGAAGAGTTCTATTAGGAGATAATATACCTATAATAGCTTTAATTCCATCACCTATTTTTTGTGTAACAAAATGATATCCTTTATGTTCAAGTGATTGTGGATCAACTTGACGAAATCTATAAAAATTTGGTTTAGTATCAACAGTGTATTTATATTTATTTTTCTTTAACCATCCCTCGGATCTACCTAATGACCACTTAGGTCGAGAGAATATAATACTTTGTATAACACTATTTTTATGTATTCCAGCTCCTATCATTTGGTCTGGAGGTAGTCTATCCATAATATCTGGCGAATGTTCGCTTACAGCATTTAAACTATTTGAAGGAATTGTTATATTTTGATTACTTGTATCTTTAGCCATTTCAAATTGCTGTTTCTTTGGTAGTACGTAATTTACTGCACCTTTTATCATATTCCATTTACTATCTTGAACTTTATTATAAACATCTGCTACAGGTTTAACTTGACTTACAACATCTGAAGAGGAACGAATAGTATGTTCATTATCTAAATTTTTTTCTCCTAAATTAGCACCGTTTAAATTAATTACTTCTTTTGCATTTGCTCCTAATTTACGAGTAATAACTGCACTTTGTGAATGTCCAACTAAAGAAACATTTTTTTCTCCATAAGTATTAATTATTTTATTATAAGCTTCTTTAGCTCTTGCGAGTCTATCAGTTGTATCGTACATACCTACTGCATATTTTGCATTATTGCTCCAATCAGTAGCTGTTCCTTCGGTTCCTCTAAATACTGCTACTACTTGTCCTGTTGATGAATTATAATAACATAATACTTCACTATTGCTTAATTGTTTATTCTTTGTAAATCCATCAATAGATTCATACCCTTCGTTATTATTATAACTTGCTTTAATCATATCTTTGATTACTGATGCTTTTAAACTTCCACCACTTGGCATAATATTATATAATTTGTATAATATTTATGTTTTTAAATATTAATTTATAATTAATACTATACTTTGGATTCCTCATTATCATCTTCTTTATGAGGCCTTTTAAGATTCTTTCTACTATCTTGTATTTTAATTTCTTCTTCGTGATAATCCGAAGGATTTCCTAATTCCATCTGTTTCAATTCTTCTTGAACTTCTAAATCGACTCTTCTGTCAATCTCAAATAATCCAAAACAACATTTAAAATGTTCACATTTACTCTTTAAAGTATATCTTACAATTAATCCCAAGAATCCAAAAATTAAAGTTGCAAGAGAAATAAAAAATATCCCGTTGTATTCTTTTGTATAATCACTCATATTATATATTTTAATAAATAGATAATGAATATTTAAATAATAAATGTCGAAGGGATTTGTCCCTTCCACATAAATGTTGCTTATGTAATGTTAGCCCACACCATTGATACTTTAGTAGCACTAATAACATAAATATTACAAATCCAAGTAGAACCAGAACTGATATTAGTATTACCGGACAAAGAGTTTAGGATACTAATACCACCAGAACTAGTATTTTTTTGCAATGTTCGAGTAGTTGTACCACCTGTTAATACTAAAACAGACCTCGAACCAACTATTAAACCAGTAAATGCGATAGATGAAATATTAGCATTCATTAAATGACTAAAGTTTCCAAGAGAGAATCCACCAAGAGGGATAGTTAGAACTCCTGAAACACTTGTGCATACAGTTACATCAGTAGGAAGAACAACATTTTTAAATGTAGCAGTGGCAGTAGATGTCAAACTTGCAGTGCTTAAAGAACCAACAGATGGATTATATGTTAAAATAGGAACGGTTACATCATCAATATACAAACTATCGCTACCGACATTAGATTTAACAAAAGGAATAAAGTATGAACCTGCACTATTATCAGTTAAGATATTTACAGTTGATGCAAGTGTAGCAGATGTAGCGTTTCCATTTAATGCTCCTGTAAATGTTGTCGCAGATACATTTCCATTTACATCAATTGCACTTGCATATACTTGACCGCATTGAAGTTGGTCCATAGCAGTATTACCGATGACAGTTAAACCAGATACTAAACGAGTAGCACCTGTAAATTCTTTATCACCAGCGATAATTTGTGTCGTGGCTAAATCAACATAACCACTTTCGATACTTGCTTGAACAATACCAGCCGGTAGAATTTTAACACTTGAAATAGTTGAATCAACAATACTCGACGCATCAATAGTATTACTAATAATAGATGCACCTGAAAGGACAGGAACATCACTAAAAGTTTTAATACCAGCAATAGATTGAGCATTTAACAAATCAGTATATCCACTTAGGACTTCTGATTGATTAATCGTACCTGCTGGAAGTTCAACAATACCTTCAACGATTAAACCTCCGTGAAGAGTAGATTGACCCATTACGACAAGAGTGCCAGTGTCAACTTCCGACAATTCAACTATAATACCTGCGTTAAATCTTGGAATAGAACTAAAGACACATTCACCAACAAACAGAGAAGAACCGGCGACGCTTAAATTGCCAGCATCAACGATACCAGCACCAAACGATTGAGAAACAGTAAAATTATTATCAAGAGTAGATGTAGCATTCATTGCATCAAATGCTCCACAAGGGGGGTTAATATACGGAAAGACTGTAAAAGATTGAGAAGGATCCATTATTATATATTTATAATATAATAATAACTTTTTAAATCCTTGAAATAACTTTAAGTGAAATTTATAAAATCAGCTCTATATAACGTAGCGGTTACTTTATAAACAGTTATTAGCCAGATTGAACCTATACCAATATTTGTTACTCCTAATAGAGTATTCGGAAGATTAACTATAGTTCCTTTATTTATTGTAAAAATAGAAGCACCGCCGGTCATCCATATTTTATATTGTCCTCCAATTACGCCTCCTGTAAATACAATACTCGTTACATTATTAGTCAAAGTCCACGTCCAACTTCTCCCAAATGTAGATGTTCCTAAATTTAAAGAAAATGTTGCGCCTGCTTGTGTTGCTACTGTTAATGTTGATATAGCACCAACCGATAAATTAAGTGTAGTAGTTGTATTATTAACTGTTAAAGACTGTATAGATGCCAATGTAGTTACTGATAAATTATTAGTAGTCGTTAATAATTGAACATTTAAATTTCCATTAACAGTTAAATCGTCATTGATATCTACAAGTGCATTAAATATTGCAGCGCCATTAACAGATATATCTTGTAATGTTTCTGCTCCTTGAGCACTAGGAAATCTTAAAAACTCAGTCGATGCTTGAGCGAATGTTAGTGGGTCGTCATTTGATTGAAAGACGCTATTATCAAAAATAGGCAGTTCTTCTTTAGGTGGTAAATATGAAGCCATTATATTATATGTTTTTATATAATATATATCGTTTTATATAATTTAAATATTTATGATTACATTATTTATGATATTTGTGTATAAATTACTCCATCTGATAGCCACGTAAATTGCATTACCGTAGTAACTGATATATTTGAAATTAGATTTGTTGAATTTAATATTTGCCATACAGCAGGATTTCCAACACAACTAAAGTTTATAGCAGTGCCACTCGCCGATATTTTACGCCAGGTCATTAGTTGACCTATATTATTGATTGAAGGGATAGGAAATTGAAACCCCATACCCACCACTGGTGAGAACGTTAAAAATCTTGGTAAAGATGTTAGAGTGATTCCTACACCTACATTATAATATGTAACAGTTTGAGTAATTTGACCCGTAGTTACTATTTTGATATTGGGTGTTTCTAAAACTTGTGTACTTGGATTATAAGTTAAACCTGTTCCTGAATATACTGGATATGTGCCAGTTGCAGAAGATGTAATAAGAGGCAATGAGTATGCTATATTTGAAGAAGTATTTGTAACAACTATATCAGAACTAAGAGAAGCGGTTATAGTCCCATTTACCCAATCATATGTAGGAAGATAAAATGCAGATGAATCTCCGTATCCTAATTGAGTTTTTGGAATTACACCAATTAATTCTATTGGATTAACAGAACCACCTGAATAAAATGCAAAACCGCCAAGACCTGCAAGAGCAGCTCCATCATAATTTATAAATTCTGTTTCACCATTTGTTGTAGAAGAATTCCACCCAATTCTTAACCCCGCATTAGTGCCACCATAACCAGTTGATGTTACACCGGTGATAACCGCAGGAGAGCCAGCTCCCTCTAAAAATAACGCATTACTTCCTGTAAGCGAGGGCGTTATTTTTAAAATATTTGGAAGTTGTGTAATTAGACCAGCTGTTGTAGTGGTTGCATCGTCGAATATTACATTACCGCCTCCAGTGCATCTTAAACTAAATGTTCTCAATCGTCCGAGACTCGGATTATATGTTAGTAATGGAGCTAATGAATTATCAATATATAAAGCATTTGACGTTGCAGTTGTTGTTTTAGAAAATGGTATATAATAATTAGCATCTGTATCATCTGTAGTTAATGATACAGTTTGTGATGTAGATGATGATGTAGCATTACCACTTAATGCACCCGCAAAAGTAGTGGCAGTAATTGTATCTGTGCTTGGATTAACCTGAATTCCAGCATTAGTATGTAAATTAATATTACCAGCAGTATTGGTATCACTAAAAGTTAAATAATGAATAGCATTATTACCATTAGGAGTTATAGGAACTTGAGTAATAGCGCCTATATCAGCAGTTATAGTTCCATTAACCCAGTCATATGTAGGAAGATAAACTGGAGATGAATCTCCGTATCCTAATTGAGTTTTTGGAATATATCCAATTTGTGTTATAGAATTATTATTACCACCTGAGTAAAATGAAAACCCACCATTACCAATGGCAGCACCTGCTGAATAATTTGTAAAATCAGTTTCACCATTTCCGCCCGATGTATTAAAAGTAATAGCTACTCCAGCATTAGTGTTAGCATATCCTACCGGTGTAGTATTAACAGGAACTAGAGGCGATTGAAACCCATTTATAAATAAAGCATTACTTCCAGTTAAAGAAGGATATATAACCATAATATTCGGCTGTTGTTCAATTAGACCAGTTGTTAATGGACCCAATGCTGTATTTGAATCAAATAACACATTGCCTCCATTATTACACTGCAAGCTAAACGTTGTCAATCGTCCAGTGCTTGGATTATATGTTAATGGAGATGTTGTAGGGTCAATATATAAAGCATTTGTTGTAAGGGATGTTGTTTTAGAAAATGGTATATAATAACTACCATTTGTATTGTCTGTGGTTAATGCTACATTTTGAGACGTAGCAGTAGTTGTTGCTGTATTAGCATTACCGACCAAATCACCGGTAAAAGTTGTAGTTGTTAAATTATTAGCAGTTGCATCATAAGACATACCAGCATCAATATAACCAGCATATGCGCCGGTAGTAGAACCGGTTATCATAGGCATATAGAATGGTCCTGCAGTAGTAGCAGTCGTCACGTCTATATCAGTATTAGATGGAGCAAACGTTATAGCACTTTGAACCCAAGCAGTTGATGGGATTATTAATGATGTATCATTAGATGCAGGCATTGTGTAATGAGCCTGTGCTACATTAATTAAATCAGTTGTTCCTTCCACTGTTATATCTTGGAAGGTTTCATTTCCCTGAGCGAATGGGAATGTTAAAAAATTTGCAGTTGCTTGACTATATGTCAATGGAGCAAGATTTTGTTTAAAATTACTATTATCGAAGATAGGGACGTCTTCTGTAGGTGGTAAATATGAAGCCATTATATTATATACGATAATATGTAATACATATATTTAAATAATTAACAATATCATTTAAATATAAATATATAATGAATAAAAAGGCTTCCAAAGATGAAATCGTGAATTTTTACGATATAATTCCAAAAAAGTATTTAGATGAAAGTGATAACCCAAATCATAAACATCATAATATATCTCTACCATTTAGAATGTGTGTAGTTGCTCCTTCAGGATCTGGTAAAACAAACTTTCTATTGAATCTCATTAAGGTATTCTCTATGGGTGAAGGAACGTTTGCGGATATATCAATTATTACTCAAAACAAAGATGAGCCTTTATATAACTATCTTGAAGGCGAGTTTGAACAGATTAAAATAAAAGAAGGTATGTCATCAACTCCTAAGCTCGATGATATGGATAAAAAATACAATCATCTTGTCGTCTGGGATGATTTAGTTCTTGCTAAGAGTTTAGACGCAGTAGCTAATTACTATATGAGAGCACGTAAAAAGAATACTTCGGTTATCTTCTTAAGTCAGTCATATTATGATATACCTACATTCATAAGAAAGAACTCTAATTATTTAGTTATTCTGGATTTAGGAGGTTCTAAACGAGAGATTACAGCTATAATGAATGAATGGTCGGGTGATTTAGATAAAGATGAACTAAGAGCAATATATAAAGACGCAACAAGTGTTCATATGAGACCTCTTATTATTGCAGGAGGTAAAGTAGAACGCAATAAGAAATATCGCAAAGGCTGGTTAGATTATTATAATTTAGATACATTCTTAAAAAATATACCACGAACGAAAACTAATGGAACCAAAAAGGAACCAGTAGATAACGATGAAAATGATGATGATAGTGATTAGTCATCTTGACTAATTGTATGAGTGTAGTATAAGACTCCGCTATTATATTATATACATATATCTATTTAAATAGTTTTTATATATTGTTTTTCTTGACTTCTTGATGAACCCATATCAGACATATCTTTTGCCATAGCTCGATTTGTTTCTATAGTTGATTGATATTTCTCACTTAAATAAGTATGTCTCAATTGATTGACTCCCACTTTTTTATCAAATAGTTTATTCAATCTTTGGTTAAGCTTTACATTACTTAATTGCTCTTCTTTAGAATCAAATAATAGATAGTCAGTCGGATTACTTTTAATCCATTTAGTGAGAATCGTTTTTAATTCTTTTGGAATCTCTATAGTTTGACTTCCATAAAATTTAGCAGTCTTATAACTATTGAAAATTAATTTATTACCATCTATGTAATTGTCTATTTCTTTATTTATATTTTTAATTTTAAAATCAACAAAGTCTTTGCTTCTTCGCGGTGGTATATAAACTCCACCTAATAAACATAATATAATATATTGTTGTATGAGTTGTAAGTCATTCGACGCTAAGTTAATCTTCTTGTATAGATGATTAGCAGTTTTAGCGAGGACGTCTAGTAGCTCTGATATTTCATTCTTGCTCACCCAGTTTTCCTGTTGTATATCATTCATTTCTTGTTTATGTTCTTTTTCATTATATTTTTCAATATCTCCCAACATTAAATCTCTATATTCTTTTTTACCAGTAATTCCATATAATGCACTTAATACAGTTTTTCTTTTATTTGGTTCTATATTTTTTAAATATTCTAAAACTGGTTCTACGTCATCAAACTTAGACATAGTATATGTATCATCGCTCCATATATGAGAATATAAGTTAGCAAGTATAGACGCATACGTGATTATACTTTGTTTAGATAATTTAGGTTTCTTTTCTTTAATATCTTCTTTAAGTTTATCTCTGTGTTCCATAATATAATAGTTAATATTAATAATCGTTTAAATAGCCTTTCTTAAAAGTGTTTCTAAAACTCACAATGAAGATATATTAATAATAATTTCTAAAAGTCGGAGAATTTATATTAATATATATTTATTGCGAGTTTTAGAAATTATGAAGATATTTAAATAAGACCTATATAATAAAAATAATACAAATATGATGAGCGTTAAACATTTT